CTTAAAAAGGCAACTGGTTGCAGAGGGACGTTTAATATTCGTCTTGAAGCAGGGGGGATAGCTGTTCTGGAGTTTAAATTTCAAGGGTTATATACTGCATTAAGCGATGTATCAGATCCTGGAAATGCCTCTTATGAAAGCACTCTGCCGCCAGTTGTAGAAAGTGCCAATTTTACTATTAACAGCGTCAACTCATTAGTTGTCCAATCAATGAATATAGACATAGCAAACGAAATTTCACAACGGGATGATATAAACTCAAGTGGAGGCATTAAAGGGTTTGTTATTACAGGCAGAAAACCTAATGGGACATTTAATCCAGAAGCAGTTTTATCGGCAACATACGATTGGTGGACTGATTGGGTAAATGCGAACAGAAGGGCTTTAAGCGTAGTAGTAGGAAGCGCAGACGGCAACAAATGCACTATTTCAGCGCCTAAAGTAAGCATAGACGCAATAAACGAAGGGGAAAAGAACGGCATTATCACCGATGAGATACCTTTTAGGCTATCAATAGACTCAGGAGACGATGAAATAGAATTAAAATTTGAATAGGAGGTGTTTTATATGGCTCTAATAGGTCTGGATAAAGAAGAAACCTTTGAATATATCAGCAGATTTGATAAGGACAAAAACAACCCGACTATTTTTTTATTGGGGGTATTAAGCGGTAAAGATAAACTGAAATTTATAGAAGACGCATTCACAGCAGATGGAAATCTGGATATTAAAAAACTCCAAAGCAAATCATATGACATAGTAAAAACAGGATTAAAAGGCATAAAGAATTTATACAACAAAAAAACAGGCAAATATGAGCATATAACAGAAATAACAGAGGAAGTATTAGATAAGTTGCCAACAGTAGTAGTAACAGAGTTAGCAGGTAAGATAATAGAGATTAATTATCTCACAAAGGAAGAAGAAAAAAACTAACTCTGGCAGTCTGGGCTATATTGAATGGCCTTGACTGCCGTAAGTGCAATAAGCAGATTAAAGAAGTAAGAGGTTGTTTTGGGTTGAAGAAGCCTGTTGTTATAGAGGGCATAAAGATAAACAAATGCCCTTTAAAAGAAGTAAGAGGGCAAAGTATGGCATATTTAGAGGCTTATCACCAGTATAAGAATGGATTTTTGCCTTACGAAGGAGGATGGATAAACCAGCCTCTTAAATTTTTAGAGGCGATAAAGACTATTGAGAATTTAGTAGAGAAGATTTTAAAAGGAAAAAAAGAAAAATGAGAGATTTATTTTTGCCAGCTGGTCAGAATTCCATTTTCAAAATAAAGATAAGTTTGTTCTCCAATTGTGTAATCATAGCAGGCAGGACTATAAATCCATTGTTCGTGAATTCCCCAAGAGCCTACGCTTCTATTTATTCCACAGGGCTTCCCCCACGAAGCAATAACTTGGTCTTTAGTCATTCCTATGCGAATTTTGCCTTCCAGAATAATTTTTTTAATTTTTTCAGAAAGATAGGAATGAGATTTGATAAAATTTTCTCTTCTTTGGATTTCTATGGAAGCACAACCATAGGAAGAAATCAAGAAAATAAGAATAAATATTATTTTCTTCACAATCTCATATTTACCATAAAACGAGGAGATTGTCAAGATGGCTGACACACAACTAAATATCTGGCTAAAATTAAGGGACCAGGCCTCAAGAGCCTTACAGGGGTTTAAAAGAAACTGGCTTGCTATCACAGCAAGTATAACAGCGGCATTATATGCTATTAGAAAAGCATTTGACTATATAGAGTTAGGGGCAAAAGCAAAACAGATAGAAGAAGCATTTAATAGAGTTTCAGTAGCAGTAGGGGAGAACGCAGAAGTATTAAAAAAAGCACTAAAAGAGGCATCAGCAGAGACAGTAAATTTTTCTAATGTTGCTGGGAATGTTTCTGCCCTTTTGGGACAAGGTCTTAATTTAGAACAGATTGCAGGATTAATGAAAGTTGCCCGGGCAGAAGCGCGTAAAATGGGGACAGATGTTGAGCAAGCATTCACGCAGATAGCAAATGCGGTAGCAGGCGGTTTTTTAGTAACAGTTAAAAGAGCATACGGCTTAAACGTAGAGCTTGCAAGTGCTTTTGAGAGTTATGCAAAAACTTTAGGGAAAACAGTCGATGAAGTGAGGAAATACCATAAAGCACAGGCATTAGCTAATGAAATAATACAAAAAGCAAAGACAGATTTAGAGGCTTTTAATCTTGAGCAGAAGACAGAACTGGAATACATTCAGCAATTAAGAGCACGCTGGTTGGAGTTCAAAGAAGATGTGGGGAAAGGGATGCTGGCGATAATAAGAGTATTAGACAGTGTATTGCAGATTTTGCGTTCTACTTTTGCCAAGTTAGTAGAAAATTTCTTCGCAGGGTTAAAAGGCATTCTTTTCATTCTGGTAAAGATAGGAGAAGGATTTGAAAAGATTTTGACAAAAATACCAAAGGTAGGAGAGAAATTCAGAGGATTAACAAATGATGTAAAAGAATCATACAAAAGTTTAGAAAAAAATCGCAAAATGTGGGCTGATATAGCAGAGGAATGGATTCCTGAAGCCGTAAAAGCTCTTGAGCCTTTCTTTGTAAAAACGCAGGATGGGTTTAAATCTATAGCAATCACTGGCAACAAAGTAATGAGTAACTTAAAGGAAGATGTTAAAAAAAGTTTTAATGCGATGGAAGAATTTGGCAAACAGGCCGCACGCAATATTCAAGACGCTTTCAGTAATTTCTTCTTTAAGGCATTTACTGGTGAATTGCGTAATTTAAAAGATGTATTTGCTGACTTTGGCAGGGCAATTCTGCAATCTATATCAAATATACTTGCACAGGCTTTTGTTACAAAGATGTTTGAAAGTTTAGGATTAGGTGCTTTACTTGGTTTTCAGACAGGAACGCCTTACATCCCTAAAACAGGGCTTTATATGCTTCATAAGGGAGAAGCGGTTATTCCCGCACATGAAGTAAAAGAAGCAGGAGGAGGAGTGGTTATTAACATAAATCAAGTAATTCAAGCATGGGATGCAGAAGATGTATATAGAAACCGCAAGACTTTAAGTGCTGCAATAGCTCAAGAGATACAAACAAATTCAAAAATAAGGGGGGTAATAAAGCAATATGTCTGACTATACCTATACACCTGACTTTGTATTAGAGGAGGAAATAGAATATAAGACTCTTACAACGGAGTTTGAGAGCGGAGTAGAACAACGCCGCAAAAAATGGAGTTCGTCACGCAGAAGCTGGCGGTTGCAGTATAAAAACAGGACAAAAACAGAGATGGAGAATGTAAAGAACTTCTTTGTTAATAAAAGCGGAGCATACAGTTCTTTTACTTGGGAAAATCCTAATGATTCAAATCCTAATGATTCAACAGAATATACTGTGCGGTTCGTAGATGATAGTTTTAAATTTACCCTAAAAGCATACCAGATATATGATTTTGAAGTAAGGCTGATTGAGGTGAAATAATGCCACGAGATATAAATTCAACTTTCAAGACGGAAAAGTCAAAACAGGAAAATCAGCCTATACATTTATTTACTTTATACGATTATGACGGAGGGGGGACTAATCTTTATTATACTGACTATGACGACGATATCGTTTATAATAGCATAACTTATTCAGTTTTCCCTATAAAATACGAAACAGTAAACGAAAACACAGAAGGAGAAATAGATACAGTAAGAATAATTCTCGCCAATGTATCTCGTCTTATACAATCTTACCTTGAAAGCTATGATTTAAGAGGGAAGAAAGTAAGCATAAAAACAGTATGGGCTAACCAATTAGACGATACAGACGCATATATAGAGGACACTTTCTATATTGATAGCTATACCGCGGACCAGAATAATGTTATTTTAACACTAACAAGCAAGTTTGATGTTTTAGATTTAGAACTACCGGCACGGCGGTTTTCAAGAAATTATTGCGGATGGAAGTTTAAGTCAACGGAGTGTGGTTATTCAGGAAGTGAAACCAGTTGTAACAAAACAAAGCAGAGATGCAAGGAATTAAACAATTACCAGAGATTTGGAGGCTTCCCTTCAATCCCGACAACGAGGATTTACGCAGCGTAGAGAATTTTATCGTCAAAAAGTATTTGGGCATTAACTATAAGCATAAGGGAAGAAGTTTATCAGGGCTTGATTGTTATGGCTTAATTATCAGAATTTACGCTGATTTTGGAATTGAGTTGATAGATTTGCAAGACGAATATGACGAGAGATGGCAATGGAAACGATGGGCAGAATCTATTGAGCAGCATTATAAAAAGTGGCAAAAAGTGGAAATCCCGCAATTGCTTGATGTAGTTCTATTCAAAAAAAATGATATTGTTAATCACGGGGGGATTGTCCTAAACAATGGAAAATTTATTCATTGCTGTAAGCTGGGAGTAATTGTATCAAGGCTTGATGAACAAATATGGCAAAGAAGAATAGAAGGGTTTTACAGATATGGTGACCGTTAAATATATCCCAAACATTTTAAACCAAGAAGGCAGGATAACGAAAGAGTTGCCTTATTCACGCAATAAAAGCATAAAAGATTTTCTTATAGAAGCAGGCATTGATTATAAGGATAAAAAAATCATTGTTTCGGGTAAAAGAATAAGAAGTATAAATAACCCTGTTGACAATTTTGATGAAATAATTGTAACGCCAGAGATAAAAGGTCCAGTGGCGGCAGCAATATCAGCAATCGTTAGTTGGGTTGCAACCACAGTTGCCGCACATCCTTTTATTTCTGCTTTTTTTGCTGTATCAGTAGGGTATTCTATCTATCAGTATGCTAACAGACCACGATTGCCAAATTTTGGATTTGGGGAAGGGCTTGACGAGGGTTCTCCCACATATGGGTGGGATGGAATAAGGACTATTCAGCAGGTAGGAACACCAGTTCCGATTGTATACGGAGAGCATAAGGTGGGTGGCAATATCATAAACCAGTATATATCAACTGACGGAGATAAGCATTATTTAAACCTTTTATTGGCTTTATGCGAAGGAGAGATTGAAGAAATAAGCACAATAAAAATAAACGACCAGCCCTCAATAACAACTTATACACGGTATGGGACTAATGACCAGAGCGTTATCTCTAATTTTGAGGATTTGCATAATGTTTATACTATCAACACAGAGCTAACAAAAGATAATGCTTATACTTATACGACCGTTAATACAGATGTGGAAGCGTTTGAGATACATTTCAGATTGCCGAATGGGCTTTTTCAGCAGGACAGCAACGGAAAAATTAAAAACTGGAGTGTAACATATAAAGTAGAATATAAACTGCATACTGACAG